AGAAGTCAACTCTAGGTGGACCACATCTCAAGACATTTGTACTACAATCTGGAGCGACTGGATCTGCATCAATAGCATTATCTATGTCATCAATAAGTGGATTCACCAGACGATTCAGATCCGCTTTCTGAAGTATCTTGTCAAAGTTATCAATATCATTCTTGTATGGACCATAACGACTTGACCAGGAGTTAGCAGGAGGACACTTCAGTCCATCACAAGCAAGAATACTCAAGAACAAGTTTGCAAGTTTAATTCCTTTCGAAATGATACTACTTACATTTCCAAGAACACCACCAAATACATTACTCAGTTGAGATACAAGAGGACCAACAGTGTTGTCTAAAACATTGAACAACTGTCCAAACATATCACCAAGGAAGTTTTCGATTGCACATGCAGGTACGTCAAAAACTCTGTTGATCATATTTTCAATACTATCTTTGAGATAGTCTTTCAATTGTTTACCAACTTTTTCAAACAAACAGAATATCAAGTCAACGATAGATTTTACAGCTTTACCTGTTTGTGGTTGAAGCGGTTTTGGAACGGCAGCTCCAAATGTTATGTCTAATTTTTTTAAAATTTCTTTTACTGTCCACGCTCTCGCACGACGAACCAAGTTCGTCATCGAACTGTGAACTCTAGAGACGACAGTCTTTACTTCCTCATTGATGTTAATAATCTTTCCAACGACTGGATCAATATAAACACTCTGAATTTTTTGAACCTGTCGAAGTCTAGCAATGAAGTCCTGAACCATCTTTGTGATTCTACCGATCTCGGTGTCCTCACATGGACTTCTAGCATCTATGGTTTCATCTGTAATACTTTCTTTATGAGAGTTGGCTAAAGATGATTTTTCTGGTAATGCCTCCTCTTGATGACGAGGTTTACGCAGTTGCGTAGTTGGGTTGATGGTATGCAAACCCATGTTCTGTCTTACATCAGGTGGAGTATACGGAATGAATTCCGTTTGTCCAGTAGAGTAAAACTGATTACTACTCAACTGATCAGCAACTTGTTTGAAGAGAGTTCCAAAAACAACAGGTTGTTGACCATCCTCACCATCGGCAAAAAATCCGATGACAGTTTCTCCACCCTGAAGCATCATACTTTCACCCTGTCCACCCGTGACAGACATGTTTGCAGGTAACAAAACATGTGCTAAGGGAAGATCCTTGTCTGGAAGGTCGGGGTCTGGAGAGTGATATCCAACAATACGAACTCTAGCACGATGACTATAGACCTCTTCACCAGACTCTGTTTCATACGTATGCAGAGCAGTGGTCCAGTTAGCCTTCTTAGGATCAGTCACTTGACCGATCCACCACTTGAAGGGGTCTTTACCAAAAAAATTACTAGAGAATTGTTGCATCAGTCTTCGTAAATTCTACACTCGTCTGCTTCTGGATTTTCATCACAATACATCTCAAGAAAACTTGGATCGTGATGATCTCCTGCTTCGATTTCTTTTGCGTGTTCTTTGGCGTAACGTTCCAGATGTTCTAGTTCATCAGCAGTGTGACGACGCATCTGAGGAGAAACGGTTGGGTCCTGAAGGATCTCTTTATCCTTCTCGATATGTTTTTCGATGCTTTCCATAATGGTGTATGGTTTTTACTATTTAAGCGGTTGCCGTGAAAGTGTCTCTTACAAGAGACAGTTGTGTGTGTGCCTTGTTACCACCAATCTCATGTTTAAGTTCGGAAATGAGATATTTCCCACTTAAATCTGTTCCATCCGTTCCATATCCAAGACTTTTTTGATCAGATGTAGGGAGTGGTAAATCAATATCTACAGTCTGTCCAGCTCGTAAAGTTGGGTTACATGGAACGACGATGTTCAGAGATTGAGAGAATAACAAGTTGTTTCTAGCATAGGAGTAGTTCTGATAAACGGCAAGGTTTTCTTGTGGTTCCAACTCATCTCTCTTTGCACCAGTTTGCATTGCTCCTGGGTCTTTCATTCTCATCATCAAACGACTCGGAGATTCTTCTAAACCAGTAGGAAGTTTAGGTGGATTTGTTGGTTTTAATTCGGAGACAGTGTAGTCCACCACAGAAAACCTTGCAGATTCCATGTCAACATATATGGTTTTATTGGCATACATGCCAGTTCTCAAATTTACACCAATGTCATTACTACGATTAAAGTTTTCGTTCAGAATGCGAAAAGCACTTTCACTAGCGATCTCTTCTTTTCGATATCTAACTGTGGTTGGTTGTTTCAATAAAGTATCAACAGACTTGAACACATATCCATCTAGGTTTTCAAAGAAAAGAAATCCGTAGATCTTTGCTGGACTACTCACACTACCAGAACCACCAGGAGAGATTGCAGCTTTAGGACATAACCATTGAATCGTATCAATAGGACGTTTTAGATTACCAACAAAAGTATATGCGTTTCCTGTTGATTCACTGAACAGTTCTTTTGTTGTCCTGACACCTTTCGATTCTGCACTAGGACCAATCAGTCTTGATACAGTCTGTGAAATATTGCCAGTAAATCTTCTATTGATTCTTGCAGTCTCATTGATAATTGTCTCAACAGAGATGAACTCCAATGATGCTGTCTGATTACTTGACTTTGTTTCAACATTTCTGACAGCATTCACCATCATTCTATGTTTGATTGGATCTAATTTGAAACTACCAAACTCAGCAAATTCTACGTTTAGATTTAAATATTCACCACCCATGATCGATTCGTTACTGACCACACCATCAGTATCACGAAAAGAAACATTGATACTAATTGATGGTGATCTCACACTCTCATAATATTCTATGACAGGCCCGCCATTGAGAAGACTAAACTTCCCATTTAAAGTTGTGCCCTCGTTTCCTACGAGTTCACATTCAGTAATTCTGAATTTATTTTCCATTAACTGATACTCTTAACGTAAGAGATAAAGTCATTCTGTCCACCCACAGGGATAGGAATAGGGACAGGAACAACTCCACCGCCACTATTATTTACCACAGATTGTGTTACCACATTAGTTCTATTTACAACGAGAATTTCACTCGTGCCAGAGTCTGTATCCTCACTAATATCCATCGGAGTAATTTTGTTATCCATGTCGTTGACTGCTCTCAGATTATCGACTCCAACTTTTTCTACAACTTCTTTTCTAACAACAAATTCACCAGGAGTCAACATTGTGGGAACAGTATCCTGATCTCCATAACCAGGGACGACACCACCCACATTCATCTTTTTAGGTTTAAGTAAATCTAAAATATTTTTTACTCCAGGTATTTTTGATATTTGATCAAAGATGTTGTTTTGGCCAACTTCCACGCCTTTCTTGATTCCTACAGTAAAACCTGATACAAATCCATCATTAAGACCCTGTTGATATCCATCATCAACCATGATCTGTTCTTGATCTTGTCCAGCAAGTTTCTCTGCATTTATTTTTCGTCTTTCATTACCAAGAACAGATTCTTTTTCATCGAGTCTCTGAGACAATGCAAGTGTGGATCTCAATAGAGATTTATTGGATGAATTACTCATCTTTACTCTAGTGAGAGAATCACTAATACTTGATGTAATCTGACTTACTGGCAGACTGTCCTTAGTAATGACTGACATATTATGTTAGAAAAGTATTTCGAATCATCAATGATACAGGAGCCGAATTCGTGGTATTCGATAATGCAGTGTAACTTGATCTTGCAGCTCCTCTCGATTGTTGAACTTGAGTTCCACCATCCATTCCTTGTGTCAAATTCACAACGGATACGTTAGGAGACCTGTTTGATTGTAAGGATGCAATATCTTTGCCCTCTTCAGATGAAGTATAGGATGCTCTAAGAAAATTCGATGGAGTGTATAATTTATCTTTATCACGATCAGAAAAGAAATTAAAAGATGTCTTTGTTTCCTCTTGACTTTGTAATCCTGACATACCAACTTCCTTAGAAGTCCCATCTGGATTTATTGATGATTGTGGTCCAGGTAGTGATTGTAATTCAGGAACAAGACCACCGTTCATCATCTGGTTGGGTTGAGGTGCAGTTATTGGTTTTCTAGAATTATTACTGTCGGGAGGTTGTAATTTTGGTGATGTTCCTTGAATTGACTTAACTGCTGCTTGTGCATCAGATAAATGGTTTTTATATGCACCAGATGTGTAAACACTCCACGCACCTAAACCTTGACTATTAAGAATATCAAGTGCTGCTTTAGCATTTGTAAGTGGATCTTTTAATTGTTCATTGGACGATAAACCATATTTCTTCCTTCTCTCTGCACCAAGTTGATATCCTGGTGCATCAAGCATATTGATTTGCCATAATCCAAACGAGTTATCTGGATACCTTGGGTTATGTGCATCACTATCACCACCAGATTCTGCCATGGCAATGGCAACCATAAGTGGAATCTTGTCCTCAGGGAAACCTGCCTGTTTAGCGACTTGAGCAATTTGATTTGGACTTAACTTACCTCTAACAACAGATCGAACAGATTCTTGTAAAGCAGCATTTTCTGCATCATCCTCACGAAATGATGACATGCCACTTCCACGTTCTGTTTGTCTGATCAATTCTTCTCTTGATGGTGTGAGTGTTGATGAGGATTCATCACCATCAGTAACGACGTTTCCAGGACCATCAGTAGAGAAAGCAGGACCAAATCCCATGGCAGCACCAGCCAAGGCACCGAGTCCAAGGGTTCTCAAAACACTTTTAGTCAAAGATTTCACCTGTTTTTTCCTATCTTGTTGAATCTGATTTGGGTCTTTCTTACCCTTGATCATGTTAGACAGAACACCTCTCCCTTCTTTTTTTCCGCCTCGTTTTTTCTGAAGATCGTCCTGTTCTTTAAAGACCGCATCCTCTTCTTTCTCCAGTTGTTCTTGTCTCACGATCTGTGAAGTATAGAACGCCTGATACAGGTTGTCAAGGTCTGTGCGAAGGATATCAACGGTTCCTACCAAACCGTCAAAACTTCTCTGAAGTTCAAAGAATGAATTTTTGATAGTATTGTCTTCTTCTTTATCATCTCTTATAATCTCCGTGATAGTATTATTTTGTTCTTTATCATTTCTTATAATTTCTGTGATGGTATTATTTTGTTCTTTATCAGCTCTTACAGTCTCTTGCGTTTGTTCAATGTCGGAAAAGTCCGTTCTCAGTGTCGCAATAAGTTTTTCTAAATCTATTCTTGTCTTCTCAGAAATTTGAATGCTATCTTCAGACTGCATCAAAGCAACCTGAGATCTTTTATCAACCTCAGTAACTGTTTCAAATAATTTAGCAACAGTTATCTTAGCCATTCATTTTTCCTTCTCTTTGTTGTCGTTTAAGATTTTCGGTTTCGATATGATCCTTGAGTAATGCAAGATAGATTTCCCTTTCCCAGGGGATCATATTTTCAATCTCTGTCAAAGAGTATTTATGGTATTGCATGAGAGAAAAGTTAATCTTATAGTAAGATTCCAAGTCCTCTCGTGCAATACTTAAGCGAAAAAATCAGCTAAACCCTCAAGTACAACAGTATTCTTAACACCAGTGTTGGGATTCTCTACCTCAACAGAGTGAGAAAGTTTCGGCATCGTTGAGAAGAATCTTTCAACATCCTTATATTGTTTTGAGTTCAGTTGTTCGATGAATGCAAGTCTTTCCTTTGCAGTATAGTCTTTAGCTTCCCATGCATCCTCTGCAGTAAAGACTGTATCCATACAATCTGCAATCACTTTAAAAGTCTTCTCAACAGTCTCTTCAGGTGTCATAGACACATCGAAATTACTTTCAATGAATTGACTCAAGGATGGATACTTCATTCTCAAAGTCATTGTCTTGTCAAGGACAATATCGGTTGTGTGTCCTTCAGGTTTTGATACTTCAATCTCATCAACATAAATGGTGACAGGAACTTCCGTGACACCATCATCAGGACATTTAACTACCACCTTGATAGATTCACCGATTGACTTGGCACGAATATTCAAGAAGATATATTCAATGTCAAATGTAGGCAAACTATCAACTTTGATACCACGAGTCATGATGCACTTCTTCAGAACATCCTTGACTGCATTGGTAATCTCAGATTGATCTTGAGATTCAAGAGCAAGAATCAAAATCTTTTCTTCTTTTACTAAGAAAGGACGATACTTGATCTTTTTTCCAGTGGATGGCAAAATCAACTCATACGTGGGAGTTGCAATAGTCGGCAGTGGCATAATGAGTTATTCAGTGTGATTATTTAGTGGGTTACGCTTGTGCTTCTGCTCCAAATACACCCTGATCTACTCTTCTACCACTAAAGAAATTTCCAAAGTTCGTATTATCTTGAGCATCAATACCAAAGTTATTATAATACTCGTTAGTTCTAAGGTTTGACTTAAAGTCAAATCTATTGACTAGATCGCTTGTAGTTGGAGTTCCATTATCAAAAGGTAAAGGATTCACGTTTTCGATGGTATACGATGTGAAGAATCTATCATATGCAAGTTGCACAGATAATTTTAACACATTTGAACCACCATAGTTCACCTTCATAGATGTCATGTTGGTTGGCCATACATTGACAAACTCATATGTCAATAATCTAGCTGGATTTCTTGATGACTTAGAGTTAAATGTATCTCTTTCAAACTTAGTAATATGAATGACCTCTTTGTACTGTTCAGGATATCTAAGTCTCTTATATGCGTTCAGTCTCCTTCTATTTCCCTTAGTGGGGTTGATGTATTCCATCCATTGATCAAATACTTCGATCATCACATGATCCGCATCAACATAAAAAACTAAGTTGAGTGGTGGATAATCCCTAATTGTCGCAAACTGTTCTTGAATACCTTGAAAGTGTCCAATAGCAGAGGTTGCACTAAATCCAGTGCCTGGTAATTCAGCTTCAGCACACAGAAGACTCATCTTCTGTTTATAATCTAAACCAGCATTCAGAGAAGATCCAGAAATACTAGATCTAGTATTGAACCAATCTCTATCCTTACCAAAAGAAAACACAACCTGATAGAAAGTGTCTAAAGAAACACGACCTAACGTAGACCTGATTCTATCAAGTGGTTCTTGATATATCTGACCGCGAGTGGGAAAGGACACAATAAATAGTCTGGAGCATCTATACTATGTATGAGTTATAAAGGGGTATTTAAACCTTCAAACCCAAAGAAATATAAGGGTGATCATACTAACATTATTTATAGGTCACTTTGGGAACGTAAGTTCATGGTTTACTGTGATTTGAATGAAAATATTATGGAGTGGGCGTCTGAAGAGTTCTTTATCCCATATCTTGACCCAACCACGAATCGTGTTCGTCGATACTTTCCAGACTTCTTTGTCAAATACCAGGATAAGAATGGAAAAGTTCGGAACACGGTGATTGAAGTTAAACCAATGAGAGAAACTGTCAAACCTGTTCAAACTAAAGGTAAATCCAGAAAGACAATGTTGACAGAGAACATCAACTACGCAAAAAATCAAGCAAAGTGGAAAGCCGCAAGAGAGTTTTGTGCAGATAGAAAACTAGAGTTCAAAATTATGACAGAGAAGGAACTCGGAGTATGAGCATCCTACAAAACATCACCAATAAGATTGGAAACCGCAGTCGTAGTGGTGAATGGTTTCGTACACAACTGATGGAGGAGTTGGATAACAATCCAGACCTCAACTTCAACGATATGGACACTGGTGGATTCTCACCTGGTAACCTATATCAGTATACTTATAATGCAACCACCGAACAACCATATTATGACATGTATCCTCTCACATATGTGATTGAGATGCAACCAGGTGGATTCTTAGGTTGTAACTTACACTATGTAAAACTCAAGAGAAGAGACGAACTCGCAATAAGTCTTCTAAATAATTCAGCGCAAGGTGCCATCGCAGTACCTAGAAACACATTACACCGATATTTGTATACTGGAGTTCAGGGCGTCCCATACAAAATTCCAGAAACGGAATGGAGTGACGTTGCTCAACTTCCAACTGAAAGATTCGTTGATATGCGCGGAATCATGATTCCCAAACATAAAGTATACACAAAAAATTAATGGCAGTAGCTAGTAAAAAATACAGTGGACTTGACGGACTAGGTGCTTCGGGAGTTGTCTTCCGTTTTGAAGAAGATCGTCCTACTGGTCTGGCAGATCCTGAAGTCGCACTGAGTCGTATTGATATAGATGAAAAAGTTGTTGCGCCTAGTGAAAATGACTGGACAACTGCTAAGGACAGTGATGAAGCATTAGAAGCTTATAATATTGTCAAATATGGTAGAACAACTGGTGAAACTTCAATTAACGTAGCAGATGATGATATTTTGGATGCTAGATACAGAGTCGCATTAGCGAATCAGAGTAATGTTGAGACTGGTCCAAGACGCACGGGAACCGCTGATAGAAACTTTTACAGAAGAGGTGTAATTACTAGACCGAGCCAATATCAATCACCATCATCAGTTCGTTATGGTTCTGGAAGAAATTTTGTGTCCACGGCAATCTCTTATCCACTCAATATTGACACTAGTCAAGACCACTTACAGATTAATAAATTTGAATATACTAGAGATGGTGGTGCAAATTTAAGCGGACCAACGGGCACACTTGCAGGTGGTAGTGCTCAGGGCACAAGAGCGAAAGGAACAGTCATTCTACCGATGCCGAAGGTCAGTGATTCTAACGGTGCAGAATGGGGTGAAAGTGATTTAAATGTTTTTGGTGTTGCTGCGGTTGGTGCTCTCAGTGGAGCTTCAGATGTTGTTAAAACAGCTCTTGGTAGTGGATTTGATGTAGGCAAAATATCGAGTGCGCTTCAAGGTAAACTTGGTACTGCAGGAGAATTTCTAAAAAATAATACTCCAGCTGCCGTGAGTGTTGGTGGAGCGTTAGGTGGATCAGAACTTCTCAAAGCAATAGGTATCACTGTTGAACCTGATGCATTACTTGCAAGATCTACGGGAAATATCATTAACCCTAATGCAGAACTGTTATTCCAAGGACCTGTTCTGAGAGACTTTGGATTCCAGTATCTGATGGTAGCGAGAAGTAAAGAAGAGGGTGATCAGATCAGAAAAATCATTCGTTGGTTTAAACAGGGTGCGGCACCTAAATATCGAAATCAAGCGTTATTAGGTACACCCGACATTTTTTCATTGGAATACATAACACCTGGTAATAAAGGTATTATGAATAAATTCAATGATCTTGCGTTGAGAACTATTACCGTTGATTATGCACCTGATGGATTCTGGAGTGCTTATGAAGACTCTCACCCAGTTGCAGTTCGTATGAGTCTTCAATTCACAGAACTCAAACCTGTTTATGATATAGATCAAAATGCATCACCAGAAGATAACTCGGTAGGTTACTAATGACGTATTCGGGAAACAACAGAATCAAAAACACTTATTTCAGACAGTTTCCAAAACTGTCTTACCCATATCTGGGTAATGATAGAAGGTCTATCTATGATTACACACAAGTCAGAAACATCTTCAGACGTTCTGTAATCAGAGAGGACGTTTTAGAGTCATTCA